GAATCGTGAAATAAAGGAGTATATATAGGATAAACACTTCTAAGTCCATAAGGAATAACAAATTGAGTAAGATTATCCTTATTTGTTAATCTTAATTGTAAAGCGGAATTTCCATTATATGTATACTTTCTAGCACTAGAACCATTAACTTCTGCTTTTGGTTTTAATCTAAATAAATCCCATTGAAGTCCACCAAAGTTTAGTATAACCAAATTATCTATTCTTCTAATTCTTATTTTACCGTCTAATACTTTTGAAGTAAATTCTATTGTTCCAGTATCTCCTTTGATTACTTTCCAATCTGTATTATTATTTCCTGTCTTTAACCATAAGTAAGCCCCATTTGTTTTAGCTTTATCTAAGTATAAAGTATTTATTTCTGCTTGAACAACCCCTTTAGGACTTCCAGTTCCTTTTATAAGTTTATTGTTATCACTAGAACCTTGAGAGCCTTGTTGTAATAGAGTTCCAATATCTATACCATTTTCTGTAGGCTTAATCCAAACATCATACTCTGCTTTATTAGGTTCTGTTTCAGACACAATTACACTATTATGTCCCCTTTCTCCCCTTAAACCTTGTACGCCTTGTTCTCCCTTTAATTCTTTGTAAGTGTATGATGATTCATTTTCTTTTTTAATCCCTAATTGAGTTCCATTCCAATTAAAATCTAAACCAACGACATCTCTGTCACCTATAGCCCTTAGTTTTTCGGCTGTTATTGTATTAGCTTGAGTATTAAAACTACTTACAGCTTCTTGTACTTTTGTATCTGCTTGACTTTGTATTTCATTTAATACATTTTGTTTAGCTGTAGCAACAGCTTGATTAATATTTGTAGTCGCTATATCTGTTACTTTTTGAGTAATTAATCCATCTTTAGTTGCTATATAATTATCAACCTTATTTTCAATTGATGTATTTAATCCAGTTTGTTTTGTTTCTACATAACTATCTAATTCAGTTTTTAATTGACTTAAATATACTGGACTTTTAGATGTGAATATTCCATCAACCTTAACTTCAACCATTCTAGTAATTGGTTCTTCCATACTATTTAATGTAGCAATTTTCTTTACTTCAATAGCATTTTTTGAATCATCTGTTTTAGTGTCTATCTCCCTAAATTTTACATCCGTATAATCGTTTATTCTATTTTTATTTTCATTATATAAAACATCATTTAATGAAACTCTATATCTATCCATTTCTTCTTTTTTAGAAGATGTATATGTGTCAAGTTCAGACTTTAAACTTGTCAACTTATTTAATAATTCATTTAATTTTTCATTCTTATATAATTCAATTGCTTCCTTTTGTGAATTTGCATAAATGTTTAATATACCCTTTTGTTCATTTGTTTTTTGTTCTAATTCAACTTTATACATATTAGCATATTGGTCTATTAGTTTTCTTAATTCTGCATTAAGGTCAACAATTGATATTGCTTCATAATGGTCTCCCTTGCATATCCAAACTTCGTCTGTTTTCAATTTAGGAAGTATTAAGTGCATTTCCATACTATCTCCAACTATTGCTTGTCTTTTTGTATACTCCCATAATTCGCTAACAGTATTAACTAAAACATTATATCTATCTACTAAAACTTTTATGTCTGGATTAAATTCACTTATGTATGTCATACTTTTATTATCATACCATAAACCTACTTGAATTTTAGAATACTTGAATACAGAGTTATCTACTACCTTAAAAACATAATTACCATTAACCTTGATTAATTGATACCAAGCTTTTGGCAATTCTTTATAATTTCCAGTAACACTATCCAATCCATAAAATTCTAAGTTGTTTCCAACTATTCCATTTAATTCATAGTTTGTAGTAGATGAATTAATGGCTATCTCTTTTATAAGATACGAGATATTTCTTAACTTTGCCATTTATCTTATCACCCCTATAATTCAAAAATAGGGGATAGAATTAACTACCCCCTATCCTTATTAATTAAAATCTATTAAGCTTTATATCTAAATTCTATAATGCTTTCTGGTTCAATTACAGCAACCCCTAGACTTCTCTTTACTCTACAAGCAACAGAGTCAGTTGCTAAATCTTCCCAAGATTTTGCTTCTAAGTCATTTTCCCAAGAAGCCACACCAAAAGTTTGAGTAGGTATTAAATAAATAGTATTTATTCCACCAGTTCCATTTGGTTTTGCGTATTCAGATACTTTAACAACTTCACAAGCTAAGAAAGTTTTTAAGCTTGATGTCCCTTCTTTTAATCCACCTAAGTAGTTATTAGAAGCTATTTTTTCAACTGTAAATAATTTAGAGAATTCTTTAGCAGTTAATACTAAAGCAACTCCATTACTTCCAGTTGAAGCAGTCATATCTTTAACGTTTGTAGCTGCATATACAGCTGCTTGTATTAAAGCGTCTATGTTTGCAACATCAGTTAAAGCTTTAGTTGCATCCCCCATTGGTGTTAATGTACCAGCAGCTGCAGTACCACCAGATGTTTTTGCAGCAATAGCTGCTAATATTTTCTTATCAACTTCTCTAGCTAATGCGTCAGATAATGATTTAATATAAGAACTTTCTAAATTAATAGTAGTTGAATTTATATCTTCATTTTTTATTCTATCACTAGCATAAATCATTTCGATAGTAGCAGTTACTTTTTCTGCTGTACCACCAGAACCAGTGTATGCGTCTTTGTACATATTAAATCCAGTAGCACTATCTACACCAGATTCTCCTAATCTGTAGAATGTATGTGTATTAGCACCTTTTACTGTAGCTTTTTGTCCATAACCTAATAATAGATTCCCTTTTTCTTCCTTTAATTTTTGTAGCATAACAGCTTCAAACTGAGCTTGTTTTGCGGCAGTTACATTATATGCCATTCTTCTTTTCACCCCATACGAACATATGTATACGGATTATATATACATAGCCCTTTCTTATTTTTTTATTTATTTATTTTAAAACATTGAACAACTCATCAAATTCTTCTAATGATTGACTTCCAATCATACCCCTTAACTTGTTTATTTGCTCAAGTGTTTGTTCTTTTGTTACACTTGGCTGTTTACTTAACCAATCGCTATAAAATTGCATTGCTTGTAATGGTTGTATTTGCATTTTATTTTGAACTCCATTTACTATTTTTGGCTCTTGAGTTCTCACCACACTATTCTTCATACTTCCATTATAAAGTGCATTTAATACTTTGATTGATGTAGGGTCAGTAAACATTCCATTTAGCAATTCATTAGTTAAAATATCTGAGTTGACATTTGCTTTAACCCAATTTAATAAAGGTTGGATATTCATAATTTCGCTTCTTGATAAATTAGCTTCAAGATTAGCTTTTATTTCTGCTGGCGACATAGGTTCATTTCCATATTCACCTTTACCTTGCATTTCTGCAATTGCAGCATTATATCCTTCTTGATATTGTTCTAATGAGTTTGTAAAATATTCTTTTATTTGCTCATCACCATAACCATATCCTTTTAACCTTTTAACTTCTTGTAATACTTCTTCTCTACTTTCTGGTGTTTCAAAATCTAACAGTTCTTGAAAATCACCTAAATCTACTCCATTGAATTTAGTCCCTTCAATTCCTAAACCTTCCAACATTTCATCTATTCCATCTTGTTGTCCTAATGTATTTAATACATCATTTAACAATGGATTTTGTTCATCTTCTGGATTAGGCTCAATTTTGATTTCTTCACCAACATTAACTTCGGTATTGTTTTCAATAGGAATACCAAACTGATTTATAGGTTGTTTTGTTTCTTCTCCAACATTATCATCTGTATTTTCTAATAATGGATTTGATATATTCCCAACCTTATCTTCTAATGGCTTTTGTTGAGCCATAGGAGTTTCAGTACCAGTTTGAGTTCCACTAACAATAGTATTATTTAATTGTCCTTCCATTAATTACCCCCATAATTTTGTTCTTGATATTTAGCTATTTGATATAAAAGCATATCTCCAAAATTTTGATACACTAAAGGTTGACCATTGACTTTGCAATCCATAACATATAAATTATATATAGTATTAGCCAATGCAATCAATTCATTAAAATCATCATTCGTAGCAAATTGCTTTATCAAACTTAAATATTTGTCTTCGTATAATTTTATTCTTTTAGTTTCCATATCCTTCTCTCTCTCATATAGTATTATATATTTTTTCTTAGTTCGTTGTTTTTGTTATTTTTTATACTAATTTATTGTATAGCTTGTAACATCTCTTGTTCTTGTTGTGCTTGTTCCATAGCCATTCTCTCTTGTGCGTTCTGTATCTCTTGTCCCCTTAAATCATTCCTTTGTTGGTCTATTGCCATTTGTTGCATTTGTTGTTGTTGCATTTGCATTTGTTGTTGTGCTTGTTTCATTTCTTCATCTGTCATTCTTATTTCTAAAGGAATACCTAAGTTATCTTGGAAATATCTTAAAGTTTTTTCTGTTTTTAATCCAGCACTTTGAGCCATTTGAATAACAGCACCAGATGTTTGTATATATGACATAACCTTTTCAACACTTTGTGCTTCTTGGTTTGTAGCCAAAGCATTTTTATAATTAATTAATGTTATATCTAAATCTCCCAATTCAAATTCTATTTTCTTTTGATGTATTAAAATTCTCATTGGAATTAAAAAAGTAGGTGTTAAAAGTTCTCTTTCGATAAACTCAAACGCTCTACTCCATTTTTGTCTTAATGCTCTTAATCTTATCTCACTTTCTCCAGCACTTCTTCTTTTATACTCATCTATTTGTCCCAATGGGTGAGATGTGTATAATTCTCTAATTGCTTGTTTATATTCTTGTATATCCTTATCTAATGGTAACAATGTTCCAACAGTTTGTATTGGCTCAACCCTTACTCCACCACTAAGTGAATTTTGCATAGGTGTCATTGTACCAGTATAGTTTACAGCCTTAGCTTCCAAAGATAACATTTGTGCTAATAGCTTATCCCCTTGAATAAATAAAGGTGGATTCAATAATTTCTCAGCAGATAACTCTCTTTGCTTTTTAGCATTTTCTAAGTCTTTAAATATCTTTAATCCTAGCATAGACAATCCTAAACCATTTGGATTGTTTCCTTCTTTATCCCATCTAAATATAACAATAGGACAATAGTCTAATTCCTTTGTTAAAAGTTCTTCTTCTAAACTATCTGTAAATACTTGATACATAAACTTATTACCTAATGTATCTCCAACACTCAAATTTCCAGTACCACCTTGATTTTCTTCTATTGGTGTAATAACTTCAACAACAGAAAACATATCTTCATTAGGATTTTTAGCGTCCTTTGGTACTTTTATTTCATCTCCAAACATCAACTTTAATCCAACTGTATTAATATTTCTTACATACTTAAATACATAGTATGGTCTACCTAAACTATCTTCCCAATAATATAAGTCATCTAATGGAACATATTGAAATATAAAAGGCATAATAGGGTCAACCTTTTCGGTTACCCTATATGCTCCAACTCCTATATTAACACATTCTTTTAAAGAACGTCCTATTTCAGAATAATAATTAGATTGGTTTAAATATGTATATGTAACATCTGTTATATCTTCCAACTGTTTATTTAATCTTTGTATATTGTCATTTGTTACCCAATCACTTTCATATCCATTGACAAGTTGATATAACTTTGCGTTCATTTCAACACTTGCCCATTTAGTTGTTCTACTAAATACAGATGACATAAGAAAAGATACAAGGTCATTTAAAGATGTAGGTATTAAGCTATCTATATAATTTGGTTTCAATTCTTTTGTTGTACTATCAGTTATTTGATAAGTTAAATCAGTATATTTTAATACTTCATTGTAAATAGGTTTTACAGCTTCCTTAGCTTTTTTTGCCTTATCTAAATAAAATTGTATCGTATTTTTATCCATTTATTACCCCTTATTTTTTAGCCATCATTCTTTTTAATCTTTCTCTATAATCGTCCAAGTCACCACCATTGCTTTGTGCATTACCTTGATTTCTTTTTATTTCTTCTTCATTAATTAGAACACCACTACCAGCATTTGCAGACCCACCATTATATTCTGTCGCTTTTTCTGTAATAGTTTTATCTTGGTCGTCAAGATTATTCTTCATTTGTTCAGTTCTTCTTCTTTCTTCGGCAATTTGGTCTTCTTGTCTTTTCTTTCCAGCATTAATACTATCTAATTCATTTTGTCTTTTTTCTGCTTCCATTCTCCATTCTTCTTCTCTTTCGGATTGTTCTTGTAATGCCTTAGCCATATCTTTCCCTTGTCTAAATGGAGATAATATACCCTTACCTATTTTTTCAATAGGTTTGAATAAACCCCTAATTGCACGTCTAAATCCCCTAAATCTAAATCTCATTATTTCACCCCACTAATTAGGTTATCTCATTTGACCCCTTTCTTGTAATATTCTACTTAATCTTCTTTTAACATCATCATCATCTTTAACGTCCCCATTTGGATTAACTTTACCAGAAAAATTAATATTTTGTTGATTTATCCCATATGAATTTTCTCCAGCACCTTGACTATCTGTTTCATCTTGTGGTTGGTCAAATTTACCCCTTTCACCAATAGCCATATTTAATGCGTCATATTTAGATTTTTCTGAATCTCTATTTAATTGTTCTTGTTTTAAGGCATTATCTCTTTCTTTAATAGTATTTTCTAATCCACCATTTCTTTCCATCATACTTTTATATTGGTTCATTAATTCTCCAAATTGTTTGTTTAAAGTATTATATTGGTCTGTCATACTTCTATTGCTATTTTCTACAGCACTGTATCTTTGTTGTAGTTGACTAAATTGGTCTTGCAATGCTTGGTATTGACTTGGGTCTATACCTTGATAACTATTATCTCCACCACCATCTGATGATTTCTTAGTACCTAATACCCCAGAAAGACTACCACTAACACTTCTACCTATTCTACCAATACTTCTTGTTGCTCTCCTAAATGCTCTTCTAAATCCCATCATTTCACCCCTATTTAATTTTTAATATCTTTAATAACACTACTATAATTTAATACTTTAATAAGATAACTTTGTAATTCTTCTGCAATACTCCAATATTTATATGGTGTAAAATATTTTGATACACAAAATACAACAGCGTCATATTCTGGTATTAAGTCAATATCTTTACTTGTTAAATCTTTCCAACTATAATGAATATATTGTATTGGACTATCAAAACACATTTCACTTCCATCTTGGTGAATCCACAAATAAGAATAAATTAAATTATCTTTTCTAGCATACTTAACCCAATTTTCTATATTTAGTTTACTATCGTCTTGTTGATATGTTATATCGTGATGATAATCTATATTTGTACAACTGGCGTCAACACAACCCCAAGACTTCATAATATGATATATTTCGTCGTGTTCTTGTATAATACAAAATCTTTTAACATTATCACATTTCTTTTTTATCAATTCCTTAACCCATAATAAAGCTTGTTCATCTACAACAAAATCTTTTTGGTATCTCATCTTTGCAATATCCCAAGCTAAACTAGGATTTTCTATTTCATCATCTACAAATTGTTGATACTCAATTAAGTCTTTCATAAAAAAATCTATGTCAATAGTTAATACATTTTTTATCATTTTCTTTCACTCTCCTACTATTTAGTAAATATAACTCCACTTTCATAACTATGTGTTTTCCTATATTTTTCGTATAAGAAGTATATAGCTAAATATTCTAAACTGTCTGCGTCATTGGAAGCACTATAGCCACTTCCGTGTTTTGGTACTAATATTGTTTCACCAGTAACAGCAGTTTTCCATTCATATGATTTTAATATATCAGTAAACTGTCTTACTTCCATACTATTTACAAATTGAATATCTCCACTTTCAATTCCAGTTCTAGTTATTTCTATTGCTCTCAATACAGATATATGGTTTAATACTGTTACTTTAAATCCAGCTGCACGATATACTTCACTTCTACTAGCCAAATATCTTATATAATCCATTTGACTTCCACCATCTTGTGGTAGTATAATTTCTATCATTTGTTGTGGTATTCTATATCTCATACAGAATTGCTTAATATAATCAATATAATATTGTGTTGGTTTTTCTCTATTTCTATGTTGATGTATAACTTTAATTTTATTGTCTTCATCAAATATAGCAAATGTCATAGCCGTATTATCTGATACTCCTAAGTCAAATGAAATAAATATTGGCTTATGTTCAATAATTGGCATATCAATCCATTGTGCCTTTTTAAGTGATTTACCATAAATAGACAATTCATTAAATGCAGTCATATCACACATATATTCAGAAGCAAATTGTTCTTCCGACATCAATGTTTTAATTGTTTCTAATTCTTCATCTGTATATATTCTACTTCCATCATTGTCTATTGCGTCATATGCTGTAACAACAGATTTAATTATATCTGCTTCTGGATTAAGAAATTTTTTATTAAACCAACTATTTAATCTTGGTGTTGATATACATATGATTTCCCCATTAACCTTTCTTGTAGATGGTAATAAATAATCAAATGTACTTTCTTTAACCATTGCAGCTTCTGATATAATAAGCATATTTAGGTTACTTCCGACAATGCTCTCAGCGTCATCGCCGTAAATATCTATGATTGATCCGTTTTTAAATTTAATACTACCATCATTAAAATAAAGATTTCCAGTTTTAGTTGTCTTAATTACTTGTGGGTCAACAACGCTTTCTATCCACCTTTGACCATCTATTGTAATACCTTCTAATATATTTTTTCTCCCTTGTTTAGCAGTTGGGAAAATGTACATAACTCTAAAATTTGGATTATTAATACATTTCTCAACAGCACGAGAAAACGCCCACTGGTCTTTTCCACACCGTCTACACCAACTAATGAAGACTGGTCTTACAATTCCATCTTTACTATTTTCTTCTATTAATTTATCTAAATCTCTTTGATATGGTCTAGGTACAAATCTCATTGGGTTAAATGTTTTCTTTCTTTCAGTAGCATAAAGAGTCATTAATACATTTCCCATATTAAGTTGTTTTACAGCCACATCAATCACCTTCTTTTAATTCAACAACATTAACATTTGAATTATTAACATTGGCGACTCTCAACTTAGTTATCTCATCATTTGCCATTTTAAATGTTTGTGTTAAAATAGCTATATCTTTTGGATTTTGATATTCCCCCCTTCTTAAACAAGTTAGTGATAAATGTTTAATATATTCAAAAACATCTATTGTTCCATATATATCATTAACAACATCTATCATAAATTCTTGTAAATCAGCACTTCTTTTAAGTATATTCCATTTACCTTGCGACATATGTTTTCTAAGTTTTCTTTCACTTATGTCATATTTTGTGGCAACATCTTTTAATGAAATATCACTTGTTATATATTCTGCTCTTGCTTGTCTAATCTTTTCGTCAACATCAAGATATTCATTACTGTCATCATTCACTACAACGGCAGTTTCAATAACTAAATTATTTTCTTTTTTTTTAGTAGGAGATGTTTCTGTATCTTTATTTTCTTGTTGTACGTCATTAATATCATCTAATGATATTGTAGCTACAACTTTCTTTTCTTGCACCAATAATCACCCCCATTATTATTTTAACCAACAATTGATACCCCTTAACTCAATTGTGCTATCTCCAATTAAATCATTATCTATATTAAATGATGGTAGTGGTGGATAAGCCATTGCTGGGTTTCCTTGTCTTTGTTGTCTTAAATCATCATATCTTCTTTTTAATTCAATTCTTTCTTGTTTAGTATACATATATAAATCTATTGTAAAATCCATAATAGATACACTACCTTTAAAGTCATAAACATTATAATCTCCTAATCTTACTTGGGTTGGTTGGATTAATTGTTTTGCAATAAATACGTCTTTTATATATGAACTATTTTTATTAAATATATTTATTGAACATCTATTATAATTTTGTGTAAAGTCATTTTCATATACTCCACCAAAATTAGTTTGTATAAATGGTAAATTCAACACTAATTGCGAATGTAACATATTATATGGAGTAATAGAATAATATTTATTACCACATATCAAGTCTTGACCAAAACCAATAATGATATTATTATTCTTAAATTCAATAGTTGTTCTTCTAAATAAATTTTCTCCAACATATTCAAATACTTTAAATTCCTTTGTGTTATTATTTGTAGTACATATTAAAGAGTTTCTATTATTTATTACACTCTTTGTTAAATATATATAACTAAATTTATCGTGCGAATATTTATCAACTGTTATGTTTGTAAATTGAACAACACCATTACTATACGTTGGTATTATTGAACGAAGTATACCAGTAACATCTATATAATAAAGTATATCATCAATTAATGTTACGATTCCAGTTGGATTATTTGTACTTGCTATTCTTATATTTTGATGTTGTGCAGTAGCCATTTCACCATAACTGAATATGTATATTCCTTCTGTTGATAAAACATATATACCATTTCCAGAAACAAGTTTCATAATATCGCTTTGATTTCCTTCTATCGTTGATGGTTTAATATAAAATCCACTATCTTGTTCTACTCCAGTTCTAAAATCTGTTATATCCAAAACCTTAGAAAAGTATAATTTATCTTTAGTTGCAATACATAAACGAGATTGAAATTCACAAAAGTCTATTATATTATCTCTATTTTTTATAAAGTTTTCTTGAGTTCCATATGTTATTTCGTCTGAAACACTGACAACTTGTGAATTGTTAAAGTCTTGTATTGCAAATAATTTTGTATAATAATCTCCACCATACTTTACATCTGTTACTTTATAGGCGTCCCTAAAATCAAGTGGTCTACCATCAATAAAATATCCTTGTCTTTTATTGGCGTCTATCTTATTAAATGTACTCATAACAAGGAAATAATCTCCTACATTCATTCCAGTTGTAGTTATTGTATCTTGACTTAAAGCTTGTCTATATGTAGTATATAATCTTTTAATTGGAATATTAATTCCAGCAACAGTTATATCACCATTATTATTTAAAGATAGTCTAATAGTATTATCCCTAAATGATGTAATAAATACTGGCATTATTATTGTTTGACCCCTAATATCTTGTTGTTGAAATAATTTATACACATCAACAGTTATACTTCTTTGTGATTGATATGGTATTTTTATTTGAGAAAAGAAATCAAATACTCCAAGTCTACCAGTATGTTCATAAGTATATGTCTTAATATCATTATTTTTTAATCTTATAAATACATAATCTTGGAATACATTTGAATTACAAAATTGGTCAAATAACTTATTTCCATTATCAAATATAATTTTACTAATAATCTTTTTACTATTCTTAGATATTGTATAAATTCCTTGCTCTCCAATTGCTAGAAAAAAAGAATACTTAGTATTCTTAATTTCACATATTTTATCTGTTAATGGAAATTCATTTATAGGTAAATTTCCACCACCACTAAAATCAATAATCTCTTTTTCTTCGTATTGCTTTGCAACTTGAAGTGTACCCATTTCGCTAATATAGAAATTAGTTATCTTTGTAGCACTTTGTTTAGCTATATCACTATCCCTAAATCCATCTAAAGAATGTCCTACTTCTCCATAGTTGAATACACTTTGATAAGTTTGTCCACCAGCCATTTAATCACCTATCCATTGGAAATGGTAACCCTTCTTGTGTTACAATCCTATTTGTTTCATCAATTATATCTCTATCTAACATTGGAATTTTTTGGTAATATCCATCATAAACTTCTGCTAATCTCTTTGCCAGTTTTAATGTAATTAACTTTTTAAGATATAATGGGTAGTCTGCTAAATTCATTTCATAACAATAACATAATTGTAATACATCTTCCTTAGACCAGATAAATTCGCTTTCTATTCTAGCTTTAAAGTCAGATGTCCAAACCCTAGATAAATAATCATTTGGTTTATTATATTTATATTCTCCCCTAAAATTTTGCTCAGTTGAAAATTTATCTAATTCTATTGTTCTACTATTGAATGTAAATGTAGCGTCACTACCTAAATCAATTATAATATCATTAAATAATTGTTCTGCTATTAATAGTCTATCTGATATATTATTATTATATAATTGATGTTGTTCTCCTAATTTTAAGAAAGCTAATTGAATTATCTCATCTTTATTCAATCTTGATTGTGGCATAATTAATCACCTTTCTTTCTTCCTTTTTTAGCCTTTTCAAATACTTCGTCTACTTTTTCTTTAGTTATTGATTCTTTAGCTTCTATTTCTGCCAATTCTATATCTGGTTGTTCTCCAGATTCTTCTTTTACTTCTTCCTTAAATTCATCTGGCTCTTGACTTTCTTTTTTGTCTTTCTTAATTTTCTTTGCTCTAACACTAGCTTCTTCTTTTGTTATTGGAGTTTCTTCATAAGATATTACACCATCTGCATTACCATAAATACTGTCAAAGATAAACTTCTTTAATTGTTCTTTATCTTCAACCCCACTAATAACATTATAATTCATACCACTATCAGTCTTGATTGTCAAAGTATATTTAACTTTACTTCCTATATCGAAAGCTAAGTCTTTAACAATAGTACAAGAACTAATCTTATCCACTGATACAAAAGTATCATCAAACTCTAATATTTTTGACATTTATTCAAACACCCCCATTGTTCTATAAGATACATACCCAAGCTTCCATTCCATAAAATCTTCAAAAGCAATACCTAAACTTCCTTTCTCTTTTATTAATTCCAAGTACATAGAATATGGTATATTAATTCCCATATATCTAGCCATAAACTTTTGGTCTAATGTCTTTAATTTAATCTTAAATAAACCATAAAATCTACCTATTGATTCATTATATTTTTTCATAGACTCCAAAAAGCAAAGGATTGCGTCTTGTTGTAAATCTTGAATTTCATCTCTTGTATGTAATCTTTTTGATTTTTTCTTTACCCATAATATAGACATTGCTAAACATTTTTCCCTAAACTCATCAAAACCATCATTCCATTTATGTCTAAAATATTCGTGCAATATTCTATATTTTCTTCCGTACTTCTTTTTCATTTACACCCCTTTCAATCTCTATATAGTATTATATCATTTTTGTTAGTTTATTGTTTTTATCGAAAAACACACTTTCCCCATAATATATTATACTATAAACAAACAAGTTTGTCAACAAAAAAAATATTTTGTGTTAAATTTAATCAAAAACAACGAGTTAGTAAATTTAATATAATACTATATAGAGAGAAAAGGGAGATAAAATTTTTCTCTTGACAAAATAAAATATGTATGATAAAATGAAAATAAAAAATATTTTAAAAAATAGTTGACAATATAAAATTTATATGATATAATAACAATATGAGTGGTAGATTTAAGTGGAAAAATCTCGTTAATCAAAACAAACCATATGCGGGTTAAAGGTAATGTCCCAAGAATATGCAGAATCCAATGTTTAAGTTTGCAACCTGTTGTGGGTGAGTTTCAGTTCATTTAAAAAATAATTAATAGGATGAAACATAAAAGATACAAAATTATAAAAAGAAATAAGAAAAAGGATTATTTTGGCTAACCAATAACGTCATATAATCTAACAGCTAGAACGAAAATATCTCGATAGTATATTATGATTTATTTCTACAATGTAATATACTATACAAAAAAAAGAATAAGGTTTGGTTACTAATTGGAAAAATAGAGTAAGAGATATGAGTAGTTAAAGTGGGGGTCGCTAATCAACAGTATGGTTTTAGGCAAAAGGAAAATGCCTAAATGTTTACTTGCTTATATGGTTTCAAGTGGTGGAATACTTGTAAATATAAGAGAAGTCCATAGCTCTCACGGTGGGGTATATATTACAATTGAATATTAAAAACTGTAGTATATTAGGTATTTCAACAATACCTAGACTATGTAAATGTAGTCCTAGCTATACCACCAAAATACTACTACACTGTTGCTTTAACGGAATTGGGTTCTTTTTGGTTCTATTACCCACAATGAAGTAAAGCAGGGTCTTAAAAAGCTAGATGGTAATGACGGTCAAACTCATTATATGTAATTCATTACAACGTAAAATATCCTAGGACAAGATAAGATATTTCCAATGTGTTCTGGTGCAAACACACACAACTTGGTTCTTCTAGCCACTAAGGGGATTTCAACATAGCATTATTCCAGTGATTGTTGATGTTTCTAGTCTAAGAAACAAGGGGGGGAGTTTGCACTAAATCATATTGATAGGGTAGTGCTTAGAGAGCAAAGAAAGAAAGCTATGTAATACAACTATGTAATGTCGTACTTAGTTCACTCACTGCGTTCGCTCCTAAGCGTTGTAATGTGTACTTAACTTCGCTACGCTAAAGCTACGCTCGTTAAGATACTACATTACACCCTAAACATAGTATAATAATATAATATATAATAAAGTAATACAATAATAATATATATAATAAATAAATATAGAGAGTTTATGTGGAGCAATGAGCGTAGCGAATTGCGACAAAACTATACAATAGTATAATAATTAATTATATATAATATAATATTATAGGATAGAAATAGTAGCTATCACCCATAGTTAGGAGATATTGGAGTACTGACCAATATAATATTATATTAATAGTTGACAAAATAAAAATAATACATTATAATATATTTAATTAAAATATAAAGGAGTTGATATTATGTTTAAGTTAAAAAATATATTATTATATAAATATTTAAACTTAATAGATATTATTGTATTGTTAATTGTTATATATTATATAATTGTATTATATTTATATATAACATAGAAAGGAGAAGATATGAAAATTAAAGATACATTATTTTATAAAGTATTAGAATTAATTGGAGATTTAATTGGATTAATAATATTTTTTAGTATTATATATTTTATATTTGTATTATGTTTATGTATAACATAGAAAGGAGAAGATAATATGAAAGTGATATTTCTGGATTTTGATGGAGTGGTTAATAATATATCCTATGATAAATATATGGATATAGATATATTAGTTAAGAAAGGAAAAGATAAATATTTTACATCAACTTGGAGTATAAATAACCTTGAACCATTTAAGAATTTATTATTATGGTGTCAAAAAGAAGATATTAAGATTGTTATATCATCAAGTTGGAGAATATTATTTGATAGTTATACCTATATAGAAGAAATGTTTTGTGATATATTTAAGGAATACAGCTATCAAAAAAGGAAAAATCAATATACTAACTTAGTTATAGGAAGAACTAAATCATTTGGAGATAGGGGATTAGAAATCCTACAATGGTTAAGTGATAATAGTGAATTAAATATAGAAAATTATATTGTTGTTGATGATGAAGTAGACTATGATATAAAACAATATATCAATAAAGAACATTATATACAAACAGATAATAAAGTTGGATTAACTAATTATGATGTATATATGATTAAAAATAAATTAACAAGAAAGGAGCAGTAATATGACTAGAAATAGTGTTAAATTTCTTTGGATAGAAACTATATATGAACATTTCTTTTTACATATTGATATGGATAGAATAGAAAGTTTTAAATTTTATAAAGACTTAATTGAAATATCGTATTATAGTAGAAAATTAAGATTAAGAGATAATAATGCCGACTATGAATTTGATAAAGAAAATAGAAGTGATGTTTTATTCTTGACAAATTTTAAGGACGTTTATAGTAAGTTAATGAGTTTGTGTGAAGACAATGAATTATAAAGGAGAGATAATTATGGAAAAGAGAATACAAAAAATTATAAATAATAATATAGAAAAGAAAATAGAATTAATAAAAAATTTAAGTGGTAAAGAATATAGAGATAATCCAATAATGGAATTTAATAATAATTATAAAGACAAAATATTAACATTAATAGTAGATGATAAAAATATCAATAGCCCTTATGTTAAAGCTATCCAATCTACATTTAAAAGATATTTACCAGATGGAATAATTAAGTTTGTTAATGTAAATGAAAAGATGAGTAGAATGGATATTACTATGAAATTATTAAGTGAAG